GATACGATTATTACAAGAGTTGGTCAAGATTCTAAGATTTTATTCTGTGGTGATTTTGGACAATCTGATTTACAAAAAACAAATGAAAAAAATGGACTACATGACTTCCTAAAAATTCTAGAGTCTATGGAAGAATTTAATTGTACAGAGTTTAACATTGGTGATATTGTTCGATCTGGCTTTGTAAGAAGTTATCTTATTAACAAAGTTAAAATGGGATTTGGTATTGACTAACATATATGTGAAACCTACTCAAGAGAGTTGGCCAGAGTTTAAAATGAAATCCCCTGTAAAGGTTAAAACTCTACAGGGAACCAATATTGATAAATTTAATGAGGTACTGGAAAATGATATTCGTGATGCTGGTGATAGATTACAACAGAAGACTGCTGCCAAGTGTCATATGACACGTTGGGATATGCATGAGAACTATGACTCATTTAAGAAATTAGGTGAGTTGGTTATCAGTCTTGCTAAGACAATCCCTCTGGCAAATGCGACAAATGAGTCTGGTGATCCTAGACAGTATGATTACAATGTAGCTGATGTTTGGGGATTGATATATAATAAGGGTCAATTCACTAAGTCACATCAACACTGGCCTCATGTATGGAGTTTCACCTATTGTGTAAAGGGTTGTGAGAAATGTGCTCCATTAGTTTTCCCAGATGCGTATTATTCGCAATCTTTTACACAAGTAGAACCACAAAAAAGTCAACTAATCCTCTGGCCTGCATGGTTATACCATTCAGTCCCAGAACATAATTGTGACCATGAGAGAATTATGGCTGTTGGAAATTTAATTGTGAATTGGAAGAAGAGTCTTCGGCCCGTAACTGAACATAAACTTACCCCATCACCCAAAGGAGAATAAATATGAATATTGAACAACTTAGAGAACAATTAGAAGTGGATGAAGGATGTGAGTACAAGATTTATAATGACCATCTTGGTTACGCTACTTTTGGTATTGGTCATCTTGTTAAGGAATCTGACCCAGAAAAATCCCTTGACTTGGGCACCCCCGTTTCTTCTGAGCGAGTCGCTGAAGCCTTCGAGTCGGATATCCAAAGCGTCTTGCGAGACTGCAACATCCTTTACTCAGACTTTCACATTTTGCCAGAAGAAGCTCAACAAGTGATTGCCAATATGATGTTCAACCTTGGGCGTCCAAGACTATCCAAGTTTGCTGGAATGAAACGTGGTGTCGATGCGAGAGATTGGAATCAGGCAGCAGATGAAATGGTTGATTCAGCATGGTATCGTCAAGTCACAAATCGGGCTGATCGTTTAGTAGAGAGAGTTAGAGCATTAGCATAATGGAACCTAAAATGTTTGACCACGACCAAATTTCTCTACCAGAAATTTCAGCAAAAACCACTAACGGTGTTCGTCTGTATGAAACACCAGAGGGCAACAAGTATCCATCCATCACCACTGTTCTATCAGTCCGTAATAAGCAGGGACTGTTTGAGTGGCGTAAGCGTGTTGGTGAGGATGTCGCAAATCACATTGCAAGAACTGCTGCTGCAAGAGGTACGAAGGTTCATGCTATGTGTGAAGACTACCTCAACAATGTACACCTTGACTGGCCTAATAAGTGGGAGAAGCATAAGAAACACTTTCTTCCTATGTGTTTATTTAACCAGCTCAAAGAAAAGGCTCTTTGTCATATAAATAATATATATGCTCAAGAGTGCGGGCTGTATAGTGATAAATATAAAATTGCTGGTCGAGCAGATTGTATTGCGAACTATAAGGGAAAGCTGTCAATTATTGACTTCAAGACCTCAACAAGAGAACGCACAGACGATTGGAATGAGAACTACTATATCCAAGGTTCGGCATATGCAGAAATGTTTGGTGAGAGAACAGGCATAAGGGTTACTCAAGTGGTAATTCTTGTTGTCACTGAAGATGGAACTGTGCAAGAGTTTGTAAAAGAGAAATATGACTATCTTCCTTTGCTCATCGAAACTATTGCAGAATGGAGAAAGAAAAATGAAGTATTTATTAGCGGTGATAATAATCGCCTTCCTAGTATACTCCCCTAATGCTGCATCAGCAAAAGAGGTTACCATATGGTCAAAGGGTTCTACAATTGTAACAATTACTGTTTGTAAAGATGAAGAGACAATTCTAAAAATAGTAAAGGCCGACACAATAAGTGAAGAGGAAGTTCTTGCAAGAATGTATGCTCTTACAAGTTTAAAATATTGTATAAATTTGCCTATGCCTCTACCGTTTTATGTCAAGGCTCTTCTTGTAGAATACAAAGATTTTAGACAAATAGATAGTGTAGTGTTGTCTATAGCAAAAATAAATGAACCAGATAAACATATTGGATTTGTTCTTGCTGCTGGAAAATACCAAGAAGACAAAGGTATTTGAAAAAAGGTATTGACAAATACATTCCCATATGGTATAAATAAGATACAGTTTGATGAAACAGATCGAACGACAGACTGGACTTGGGGGCAGTACCCAACGCCTCCACCATGAGAACAGAAATGAAACATTTAAAAGACACAGGTTACACATACTTCGGACACATGTTTAGAGCTTTTAGTGTATCCTTTGTTTTAATCATTCACGGGATTTTTCCTTGGGTTTGGGAAACGAAAGCAAGTGAATTGCTCTGTTCTGATGATGGGGGCGAAACAGGATCGACAGGTGTTAAATAGAGAAGTGGAGAACTGTGGATTGACCACCTTATAGGTCATAAACTATACGCAAATGATAATTTTGCACCCATGGCTCTTGCTGCGTAAGCAGTAAGTGTTCGGAGTTTCGGTAGGTTCCTTGGCAACAGAATAACCTACCACCTTATTTAAGTGACGGCAACCTATTGCTATATCGACACTTAATGAGTTTGGTAGTTCTCTTTATAGGACTAAAAACTACCACTTACTATACTTTCTTCGGGTGATGCCGTAATACATCCGTGGGGGGTCACGGTTAGCCTCCCAACCTCACATAAAATTATAGAATGGAGACAATATGCCACTGAATACACCAAAGACATTTTGTATGAAGATTGAAAATATTGTGAAGGAGAAGAGAATAACCCACATGGATGCCGTCCTTTGGTATTGTAAAAAAGAAGGACTAGAACTAGAAGGCATCAATTCCCTAGTTTCAAAAGCACTAAAAGAGAAGATTGAAGCTGACGCAAGAGAATTGAATTTTTTACCTCGTCAAGCAAAATTACCTATATAAGTGCTTGACATATTCAATGAACTGTAGTATTATAATATTATGTTAACTGTCGTGCATGACGGCAGCAACCCTTGTAATGGAGACTTCAAATGGAAGTAACAGTACACTTAGATGGTGACCCCGCAATCCGTGAAGAAGGTTTCTTCGCCTCTCAGGTAGGTGGACTTCTTGATCGTGTTCGTTGTCTAGAATTCGATAATGCCGAGTTGGTGAAAACCAATGAGGAACTAGGTGAACGAGTTCAGAAACTCGCAACTCAACGCCCGTCAGGGTTTCGTCCACGCCGCAACAATAAGCGGTAATTAATGTGTGCCGGTGTAGCTCAACGGTAGAGCAATTGCTTTGTAAGCAATAGGTTGTGAGTTCGATTCTTACCACCGGCACCATTTTTTATGGAGCAGTCATGTTCAGTAGAATGAAAAGATGGTTAGAGAAATATACAGAAAGTAAATCTGCTTCAATTCCAAAATATTTAGGTGGTAAGAAATCTGGAGCAGAGTTGAATAATATGAGAAGAGAAAAACAAGCAAAACATGAGGATTTGTTGAAGTGATGGATGTTACATTAGTTGATAGCATGGGAAGTGATTTGTCAGTGGTGAATGCTGCCCGTGTTTCTTTTGCAAAGGTGCATGATAATTTTGATAATGATAAAGACACTAAACTGATTAACTATCTTGCAAAGCATAATCATTGGAGTCCCTTTGGTCATGCGTCTTTACAGTTTCATATCAAAGCTCCTATATTTGTTGCAAGACAGTTGGTCAAGCATCAGATTGGTTTAACATGGAATGAGGTGTCAAGGCGATATGTGGATGATGAACCAACTTTCTATTACCCCCTTATCTGGAGAGGTAAGGCAGATAACAAGAAGCAGGGGTCGTCGAGTGTAGAGATTGATATCAATCCTGCTGGTTCTAGTGGCCCTGCTATGGTGGATGCATACAAACAAGCAATGCAAAAATGTAAGTGGACATATGAGGAGTTACTAAGAAAGGGTGTGTGTCCAGAACAGGCTCGTATGGTCCTTCCACAGTCAATGAATACCGAATGGTACTGGAGTGGTACACTGTACGCATTTGCCCGTGTATGTAATCTACGATGTAAACCAGATGCACAGGTAGAGACACAGATGGTTGCTGACCAGATTGATAAGTTGTCAGCAGACACCTTTCCTGTGAGTTGGGAAGCACTACGTTCATGAGTAAAGCTGTTGTCATGGGAAACGGTGAGTCTAGGTCTTGGTGCAACCCAAATACTAAATGGGTTGATGCTAGGACATGGGGATGTAATGCCGTTTACCGTGACGCAGCACCAGACAATCTTGTTGCTATGGACTACGGTATGCAACAAGAGATATGTGATTCGGGTTATGAGGGTAAATGTTATTTCTCAAACTGGAGTGTTGTTCCAGCAGAAGTTGCTGACATGATGCTCATGGGATTTGATATACCAGATAACTTTATTCATAGGAGTAAGAACAAAACTGACCAGTGTGTGATATCTGGCAAAGACCCTGCAACGGTTCATGAGTCTATTGAGTATATGATAAAGATGCATCCAAGTTTAGACATGGATGATCTCAAACTCAAGATGGAAAAGGATATTGGAATCTGGATTACCTATGTAAATGAGAATGACAACATAGTGGATGTTGGTAATCCTAATCTATCAACTGGCAGTATGGCTTTACTGTGTGCATGTCATGAACAGAATGCAGAAGAGATTTATATGTTAGGATTTGATTTGAGTACATACGATGAGACAATCAATAACATATATAAAGGGACAGACAATTATTTGCCTGCCTCTGCGAAAGGGTTCAATCCTGTAAATTGGATGAACCAAATGACTGAACTTTTTGACAAGTATAAGGACAGAACCTTTTATTGGGTAGATTGCAAAGTAGAAGGTACTAACAGTTGGCATGGTTCAACTGTGCAAGACTACCATCTCAATGTAAAGTGCTTGTCGAAAGAAGAGTTCTGTAAAGAACTTTTATTGAACGATTATAAGTAAAGGAGTATTGACATTTCTACTACATCATGATACATTTAAACATACTTAAACATACGAAATATACATACACATAAGGAGACTACAATGTCGTTAGCTGCAATGAAGAAGCAGAATAGTTTGGATTCACTGTTGGGTGCTGCCCAGAAAGAATCTGCCCCCCTAGAGAAGAAGTCTTACGTTGATGAACGTCTTTGGAAACCTACGATGGATAAGACCGGCAATGGTTATGCTGTCATTCGTTTCCTGCCCGCACCAACGGGTGAAGACCTTCCTTGGGTTAAACTTTGGAACCACGCTTTCCAAGGGCCAACTGGTCAATGGTTTATTGAGAACTCATTGACTACGCTTGGTAATAATGATCCTGTGTCGGAGTATAACTCTAAACTCTGGAACTCTGGTATTGAGTCTGATAAGGAGATTGCTCGTAAGCAGAAGCGTAAGTTGCAATATTACTCAAACATTTATGTGGTGAGTGATGCATCAAATCCTCAGAACGAGGGTAAGGTCTTCCTCTATCGTTATGGTAAGAAGATTTTCGACAAGGTGATGGAAGCAATGCAGCCTCCATTTCCTGATACAGACCCTATCAACCCATTTGATTTTTGGGAAGGTGCGAACTTCAAGTTGAAGCTTCGTAAGGTAGATGGATACTGGAACTATGATCTCTCATCCTTTGATGGTGCATCTGCATTGTCTGATGATGAGGACAAGTTGGAGAGCGTTTGGGGGAGTGAACATTCTCTCTCAGAGTTCACCGCACCATCTAACTTTAAGACTTATGATGAGTTGAAGACTCGTCTTGATATGGTCCTGTCTGGTGTAACCAAGACAAGCACAGTAGAAACTCTCATGGAAGATGAACCTACTGCACCTGTTAAGGTCAACACCAAACCAAAACCAGCACCGACTGTTTCGGCAGATGATGGTGATGACGCTATGTCATACTTTGAGAAGTTGGCTGAAGGGTAAACTAATCTGGTTTACTATAAACCCCTCACTGAGAAATTGGTGAGGGGTTTTCTTTTAGTGAACACCGGCAATTGCCTTCCCCGCACGTCCTCCCGCCGACGGGTCTTCTAACACTTTACCATGTTCAAGAACAGTCTGGTTCTGTTTGTTTTCAACTTTAGAGTTGTCGGTGACGATCATCGGTGCCGGTGCCGGAGTATTTTGTTTTGCAGCGTTTTCTTTAATCTC